TGATTTTCTGGAACTCGGGGCACTACAGCAGTCACAAGGTGAGACGCCGTAACATGCTGCGCCTGTTGGTTGATCTTAAGCAGTCGGCAGGTGTATGGGTCAATCGCTACGTGCTTGACTCAGATCTTGCAACCGATTCGGAAACTGTCCCATCAGAGGCAACGGGGTGGAACTAATCCCCTATACTAGGGACATGGAAAACAAAGCAATGACACGTACAGGTTTCTTTCTCACCTCTGGTGATCCTTCCGCTAAGATGATGAGCGTCATGGAGAAGATCCAACGCCAGCACATGGCAGAGCATGAGTACAGGCAGGCAGTGAGAGCAGGTCGCATTGAGCAGGTCCAATCCACCAACTGGAACATCAGCGACCGCCACTAGGCGCTGACCCTGTAGGATATACACAAGAAACAAACGCAGACATGACCAACCAACTACCTGCAAACTACACCTTCGCCACCAAGACCAAGAAGGGCAAGCAGGTTGGCAAGCAACCCAAGGGCGAGGGCGTCATTTATTTCATGATGTCCCGGAGCAATGTCATCACAGCAAACGACACCGAGTGGGTTGCAGTCAAGGTTGGTCTTGCATCAGGTGGCGAGGCAGAAGCATACAAGGTGCTCTGCAATCACCAGACCAGCAACGACGGCGACACGTACTTCCATGCCCTGATGACCGTGTGCAACGTGGGCAAGGCAGAAGCAGACCTGCACAGCACATTGCAGGAGATGGGATACAGCACACTGCATAGCATGGATCACGCTGTACCTGCTGAGTACCGTAAATTCTACACACAGCAGGAGGGTGGCGGCGAGTGGTTCGTTCTCCCTCTGTCTGTGTTGGAGAGAGTGATCGCTGATGCCAAGCAGACCATGCGCGAACCTCAGGTATGGGCAGACGGTTGGATCGGTCAGTCCCATGCCAACGCACCCGTGAAATTCCATTACGACTGTGATGGCATGCCACGCTGTGAGATGACCGGTCGCATGGGTCGCCCTGTAGAAGAGAAGGCGCTGCGCTTTGCTTACGCCTACCGCCAACTCACAGGATTCGCGCCCGAGGGTTGCCACGCTTGAGGCAGTCCCCCATGATATCACACTTTGGGCAGGGGGTTGGGGGTGACAGCAAAAACGCCTAAGTCCCTAACCTACAAAAGTATCCTAGCGACCGATAAATATATTTGAAAATGGTTTTTTAAAAACCTCAAAACCCAAAAAAATTTCCCAGCAAAAAAATGACCGAAAACCTCGTTATCACTGAAGAGACTGTTCTAGAGGATATGAATAATCCATTGAAGAAGGACGCCCAGTTTCAGTTAGCAGTACAACAGCAACAGATCAATAAGATGGCAGATGTAATCCAAGAGATTGCGGAGCGTCTTGTAGGATTGGAAGCGAAAGTAATTGAACTTGAAGGAGCAATGAGATTTCCCGATGGGGAGGATCCATTAAATAATTACCCTGAAGTATCTGGGAGGTTGAACATTGCAGGATCGTAATGCGTATGAAGAGATTCTAAACAACTTTGATGCCTTCTGCGATCAATTTGAGGGAGCAGCAGCAAAAAGATTTTCAGGATTAGACAATGACTCAAGAGAACCAATCAACAACGCCGAAGTTCAACGATCAACTCCAAGAGCTGCACAAGAGGTTGACGATGGTGGAGCAGAGGGTGTCCAACTTAGAGAACCCCCAATTAATGTACAAGCCACCGTCATCCCAGAGTTATCTGACTTTGGCGGAGACGTTGAATGATTTGTACAAAGCAGTGGAGGAGTTAAGGAATGAGTGATACACCGCCAGTACCGGGTGTAGATTTTATAACACCTGGTATGATTGTAGATGGATCTGCAATTGATTCAGCTTCTGTTATACCAGAGCAATCAAATTCAAAGTATCCACCATATCCTATTCAGGGTGCTACAAATTACCCTACACCACTTCCTACAATACGTACAGGTGCCACCAAGGAAGTACCTGCAGGTCTCCCAGTCACTATAGTGAACCCTGCACTACCTCCGTTGCCTGTACCGGGCACGTGGGACAATTTACTGCCACCATTACCACCACCATTAGTACGTACCGGTATTGTGGGTGTACAGAACCCAGCAGCACGTGGCGTATACATGGATAAGGTGTTAGTCCCTGTCAGTGGCGATGCGGTACAAGCCGTAGGCGGGATACCTAATCCTAAGCCCTTGACAGGTTTTACAATCTATCCTACAATAATCATTGGTACTAAGAGTTAATTCATGGCAAAAGCAAAAACAGGACTATCGGGTACTTTAGATATTGAAGCAAAACCGAAGAGAAGTCGTCAAGGTATGGGAAAGCATACGAAGTATTCATCTACGAGTCGTAATGGCGCTAAGAAGCGTTATCGCGGTCAGGGTAAGTGAGTCTCAAAACGCCGAAGCGCCGAGACTTATTGTTTATCTCCCAAGATAAGGAGATGGCATTAATTCAGGAAATGATATATAAGGTGAAGATGTCCGATTGGGATATTCATCCTAGTAAGACATGTTTACTTTGTATTTCTCCTGATTATTCTAGTATTGTAACCCAGCACCTTTGTCATGGATTATCCATGGACAATGAGTGTTTTCATGTTGAATCAGTGAACGTTCCGTTTCCTGATGAAGGTGTAGATCCGTATAAGGACATCTTTATATTGAATTATGCGGATTGGGTATTAGACTGGGATAACTTTATCCTATGTGAAGCGGGAGTTATCCGTGGGGGTAACTATACTTGGCTCACAGAAGCGATGGAGAAGTTTTCGGACAAGAATTATCATACTCTTTCATTGTGTGAAAACATTCATAGTAAATTTAAAAGCGAATTAGTATCTGAATATTATGACGACAACACAGAAGACTTACACTTCTGGTGGGAACAACCAAACAAACACTGGAGCTACAATGGGTAATCATCATAAAGTTGATAAAGGGCAAGGTTTTATTGATGAAGGAATGACTCTCATCACTGAAACTGATAGTGACAAGTATCTTGACATGGCATCAAAACGAAATAGGAATAAGCGTAAGGAAGAGTTGTATCCTAATCCAGATAGTGCGATTGGTGAATTTGTAGAACGTTGGAGTCAATGAACAAATCACCTATATCAGTTAATAAGGAAACATTTTTTCCATGTAATATTACTGCATTTCGTAATGATACCAACCCAGAAAAATTAAATCAAAGTATCATTGATTATGTTAATGAGGAATCTAAAAAGAATCCTGACAATGCCAAGTATTCTGTAGGTGGGAAAGGGTGGCACTCAACCACTAACTTAACTGATCTAGAATATGACTGGTGTTTTGATTTAAGATCCCTACTTCTTCATGCATCTCAAGCGTATAAAGAAGGTCCAATTGAAAAAGCATTTATAGAATGTTGGGCAGTTAAGTTGGATGATGGTGGTTATTCAAATTATCACTCTCATGCAAACTTTAAATATAGTGGTGTTTATTATGTACAAACTCCCGGAGAGTGCGATCAAGCAAATGGAGCAATTTGTTTTCCAGATCCACGTGGAGCTCATGGTACAATGAATGAAATGCCAACCGTTGCTTTTGTAGCAAAATCTGGAGAAGGTTTGGTATTTGAGAGTTGGATGCCACATTTCGTGTCTCCTTATCATGGTGATGATTCTAGAATTAGTATTTCTTGGAATATTGTTTTTCCTGACGACTAAATATTAAAGACTCCGTGTACTCTTAATGGCAACTTCTAATCTCACGTTTAGAGATGTCAATATTACTTTCAAAAAACACCCTGTTACTGACGATGTAGTTGTTAGTAAAGATAATGCTGCAATTAAACAAGCAATTGTTAATTTAGTACTTACGAATAAGGGTGAGCGTTTATTTAATCCTGATTATGGTTCAGACATCAGATCATTTTTGTTTGAACCTTTGGACTATGCAGTTGCAGGTATTATTAAACGAAATATGCAATTGTCTCTAGCAAAATACGAACCTAGAATCGCCGTAACATCTATTAGTTGTATTCCCAACTTTGAAGATAATGGTTTAGATGTTGAAATGACGTATGAGATAAGAGGAACAGAAGTCCCACCTGTTCAAATAGAGTTCTTCCTGTCTAGGACGAGATAATGCCATATACTCAATTAAACAATCTAGATTTCACTGAAATCAAGAGTACTCTCAAAGATTACATGAGATCACAATCGGATTTTACCGATTATGATTTTGAATCATCTGCATTAAGTCAGTTGTTAGATGTATTGGCATACAATACGTACTACACGGCATTTAATGCCAACATGGTAGTCAATGAACTATTCCTAGATTCAGCAACGCTGAGAGACAACGTAGTATCGTTAGCGAAGCAATTAGGGTATACTCCCAAATCAATTACGTCACCAAGTGCAGAACTTGGATTTTCTGTTACATTTCCAGTTTCAGGACCCGCTTCAATTAAATTGAAAGCAGGAACTGGATTTGTAACTAATTACGATAAAACTCTTTATCGTTATATTACATTAAAAGATATTAAAGTTCCAGTTGTCAATAACGTTGCAACGTTCTCTAATGTCATTTTAAATGAAGGATCATATGTATTGAGTACATTTACATATGATGGATCATTAAAAGATCAAAAATTTAAAATTCAGAATTCAGCAGCAGATTTAAATACATTAATTGTTAGAGTGTATGAGTCTGCTGGTTCTAGTGTTTATGAAGAATATAAGAAGTCAGACAATATCCTTCAAGTAGGAAGTGAAGATAAAGTATATTTCATTAATGAAATTGATGATGAGCAATATGAGTTATTTTTTGGGGATGGCATTCTCGGCAAAAAATTAACTGACGGAAATGTAATTGAAATAAGTTATATTTTAACAAAAGGTTCACAATCTAATGGTGCAAAGTCATTTACGTTTAGTGGTGTATTCTTAGATGAGAATGATATTAAAGTATCATCACCATTTGCTGTTAGTAATATTGTAACAACTTCTAATGCACGAGGTGGATCTGCAATTGAAAGTATTGAAAAGATTAAATTCAATGCACCAAAATTTTATGGTTCTCAGAATAGAGCAGTAACATCAAATGATTATTCTGCTATTGTAAGAAATTTGTATCCTGCAGTGAGTGATATCATTGTATTTGGTGGTGAGGATCAAGTACCACCGGATTATGGCAAAGTATTCATTGCTGTAAAACCAACTCTAGCAAATTCTTTAACTTCAGTAACTAAGAAAGAATTATCCGATAAGTTAAAGAGTTATACAGTTGCTTCTGTAAAACCAGTGTTTTTAGACCCATCTATTCTTTTTGTTGAAATTAATAGTAAAATTTACTTTGATGGTGCTAGGACTAATCTTCTTCCAGCTGAAGTTGCAGCAAAAGTTTCAACTGGAGTTAATGAGTACTTAAAAACATCAAGCACTGAAAAATTTAATGGTAAGTTTAGATATAGTAAATTTGTAGGTGTAATTGATAGTTCTGACCGTGCAATCAATTCTAACATTACAGAAATCACGTTAAGAAAAGATTTTTATGCTCAAATTAATGCATCTTCTTTCTATGAAATTTGTTATCAGAATGAATTCTTAAAAGATTGTGATAATCCAGTTGTAACATCTACTGGTATGACTGTTTTTGAACATCCCAATTACACATCGTATTTGGAAGATAGAGATGGCAAAATCGTCCTATATAGACTAGATTCACTAACTGGAGATAAAATTCTCCTAAACGATTCTGTTGGTGATGTTGATTATGTCAAAGGTGAGATTAAATTGTATGACTTCACTATTCTGAAAGGAACATTCTCAGACAATCGTATTGAACTGAGAGTAAAAC